CCTTCCTTGATCTCCTGCCCTAGCGTTATGGGCGAACCGATCTTGCCCCAGAACTTGCAGTCCTGACATACACCCGGTCGGAGGTCGTCGAACCGGTCACACCGATACGGACCCTTTGTGCTTATGGCCTTGGCCTTGGTCTCGTCGGGGTCGTAGCGAGGGTCTCGCTTGGATATGTTGTGTATGGACTTCTCGTTGTCCTCACAGTGCCACGCTACGGACAGGGCCGCCCGCCACAGCGGCTCGTCTAGGTCCTTCTGGTGCGTGACGGCATACTTCAGCTGCTCGCAACCGTCCCCGGCCAACGTGCGTTTCATGATACGGGAGAACTTGCTGACCTTGTTGCCAAGCAACCGCTGTGCCAACGGGTCTTCTGTCACGAGGGCGCGGACAGCGGGGGATAGCACAAGCTCCATATCTGGTTCTGGTAGCTTGGATATGAACTCATCGAAGTCCACCGGGTCACGCATGCGACCCAGAACTACCACTGGCTTTGGGGGTGTATCTTTGAAGTTACGGCTACCCGGTATGCGAAGCACACGGGCCACGTCGGCGGTGATCGCCGGGTCGGCAGCAAACTCCTGCTCCCTGCATAACTTCTTCAGGCTCTCTGCTGCAGCGCGCCACTTCTCCGCTGGCACGGGTTCCCTGAGCGTCCAGTATACGTGTATGCCACGGCCTGAGTTAACCAGCGTAGGGTGTGGCAGGTTGTTCCACTTAACGAACTGCTTCAGAGCGTTGATCGCTGCGCCTTGGTCTTGAAAAGGTTTGGTGTCTCCGCAGTCTAGGTCCAAGAAGAAGGACCGCATCTGCAAGGCGTTTGTTATTTCTCTGCTGGTATCATCTTTGAATGTAGCCAAGGCGAAGTAGGTGTCGAAACCGTTGTCGTCAAACTGTCGGGCCGCGCCTGCTACAGCGTCTATGTTCGGATAGAATTTCTGCTTTACGCTACCGTCTCTGGCAGCAAATACACAGTAATGTCCATCGTAGCCCAACACCTGACGCAGAAAATCCTGCGTATCCATGTGTCCCACCGATGTTAGGTTGCCCCGGGAATACCCCGGGGCGTTTGTTAGGTTTAGTCGTCGTCCCACTCACCGACAAGTGCGGCGAGATCGGTGTCAGCATCCGCTTCTTCCTTTGCAGGTTTCTTCGGCTTCTTCTCCGGCTCGGGAACGTCTTCTACCTTTGGTTTCGGCTTTGGCTTAGACGCCTTCGGCTTCTCCTTGACCTCTGGCTCCTCTTCCTCGACCACCTCATCTTCGATCTCGAACATAGGCTGTACTTTGTCAGTCTGGGACACAGTCAGGTCCACCGCTGCCTTGGCCTCATCCGTTTCTTTCAGGGCTAGGCACTGCTTGAACTCATCTTCGGTAAGCGGTCGTACCGGCTTGAAGAACAGCTTCGGTGTCTCGCTGTTCTCATCGAAATACATACTCGTAACCACAGCACCTATGGGCATGTTGTTACCTACCAACAGCTTTGTGTAGGCTTGGAGGGGCATCTTGCCATCTTCCCCCTTGCCGAACAAGGACGTAGCAGGGATTTGTATTTGGTAGACCTTGTCCAGAGACCCCTCAAGAGCAATAGCCAGACGCTGCGAGAAACGACATGCGCGGCTTTCCCCCTGACCAGAACCTTTTATGTTCTGTGGGCAGTCCATGCACCGTGTTGCTTGGCGTTGATCTTCCGGCACATCGCTGGACGGCACCTGTGTATCTGAGGACCAGCACGTGGGTGCTACTGCCTTATCAGAGTCATAAGCCTCCTCGTAATAGAAGCGAGACATAGTGGCAGTCTCGACGATCACAATGTTCATAGACCCACTGCTGTTGACCTTCGTCTGCTCACCGTCGATCATCTCGCGGAACCGCCCGCCCTTGATACTGATCCGGCGACCGAAACCGCCACTGCCACCAGCTAGGCGCTTCGTTGACTCCATGAGCGACTTGAAGGCTTCACTGTTGACCAGCGAATTACCCTTAAACATATCCAGTTGATTATCTGACATCACTTAGCTCCCTTTGGGCGATAAAAACTTCTTGGGTCCACGGCAGGCTCTTCTGGCTCTGCAGTCTTGCCGAGGACGGCTTCTTCTACAGCCTGCAGGTTGAACCTGTAGACTTTCTCACTTCGGACGTAGGTGCTCTCGGGGATAAACCCGGAAGCAACCCACTTCCTAGCGGTGCTGTTGGAGACTTTGAAATGCTCCGCAACCGCTTCCAGAGTAACGTATTCACTCATTTTTTCCTCACTGCTATTTGATATTCGGAATCGACGTTCAGCCCCGGCGGCAACTCATCAGGGTGCTCTTCGAGGTAATCTGCGACTATGCCTTGGTTAAGCCGCTTCTCAAAGAACTCAGGTACCTCGTGCTGAAGGATGAACTTGTGCATGGACGCCCAATCGCTGGTCCAGTAACGTTTCCGCATGGTGCGGTAGACCAGACCTTCGTCGGTACGGACGCTTTCGACGCCCTCGTCCTTGCAGTATTTTAGCAGGGCATTCTTGATCATGTCCTGCTTATCAAGCAGCGCTTTGTTCTTTTCATCGAACTCCCGTTTAAGGGTCGCGCGGCTATCTCTTATCTTGATATATGCCTTGGTCAGCTTGGACAGAGGCACGCCGTTGGATACTTCATTGTCGCTCATTTTGTTCTCCACAGTGTTATATAGTGTTGTATACCGTCTTCCAGTACCCTAGTCAAGTAATTCGCGGTACAAATCGACGATACGTGTATGCACGTCGATCCGGGTGTCCAGCATGCGGTATAGTTTGCGCTCCACGGGGGAGCCTTCCAGTTGTACAACTGTGCACTTGTTAACCTGACCCGCCCTATGCACACGGGCGTTAGCCTGTGCGTATATCTCCATGGACGCTGTTGGTGCCCACCACACAACAGTATTTGCAGCAGTCAGAGTGACCCCATGGGCCGCCGCTGCAGGCTGGATCAGCAATACTCTAGGGTCGTTCGTCGTCTGGAATTTATGGAATATCTCTGTCCGGGCGTGGGGTTTGACCCCGCCGGATATGACCTCGGTGGAGATACCATCGGCACTGAGGCGATCATGTAGTATCTCTATGGCGTTGCGGAACGGCACGAACACCAGCACCTTATGGCTGGACTCGTCGATAACCTCGCGCAGCACTTTGTATCGTGCAGATATATCGAACATGAGCGTGTCGCCCTCGTCCGTGTAGACGGCCCCACCGGATATCTGCAGCAGCTTGTTCATCTTGATTGCAGCGTTGACCGCCGTGACCTCAGACCCGGATGCTTCCATGACCATGTCCTTGCGGAATCTTTCGTAGTATGCCTCCTGCTGACTCGTCATAGCCACGTGTCGCTTGGCGTATACCATGTCTGGCAGGTCGAGGCACTCTTCCTTGGTGAACCGGATGGCGGGCTGCAATACACGGTGCACGATATTCACAGCGTCGTGCCTTGGTTCCCATCGGAACGGACCTCGTTTCAACATCACTATGTCGCGGAACCCACCGAAGTATCTCGGTACATTTGCAGGGCTGACCAACTTAGCTAGGCCATACGCATCGGTCGGGGCTTGGGCTGCCGGGGTACCGGTCATGAGCCACAGCCAAGTATCTTCTCCTATGAGGCGGCGTAGCGCCTTCCAGCGTTTTGTCGTGGCTGTCTTATAGTGCGTCGCCTCGTCCACGATGATAAGATCGAAGCCACCTGCTACCAGCTCGTCCGCCACCACTGCGATGCCGTCATAGTTAATGATGATGAACTCAGCACCCCCATCAATGACCTTCTTGCGCTTCGCAGCTGCACCATGCGCGGTGTCTACCGTGCGGTGCATGGCTGTCTTGAACAGGTCCGCCCGCCACGCCGAGTCCATGATGGACAGAGGGCAGATTATGAGCACACGCTTCACCAACCCTATATTCATCAGGAAGTCAGCGGCCCAGATAGCCGACATGGTCTTCCCCGTGCCTTGCTCGTTGAAGCAGAACGACCGCTTGTTCAGCGTGAGGAACTCTGCCGTGGTCTTCTGGTGTGCGAACGGTTTGTATTGCCCCGGCCACGCGTACCGCGCTGATATCGGCGAGGGCACCTTGATACCCATAGACCGCAGGGTGTGTGTTTCTGGTATGCCCCAGTTCACCAGCACCTCGTTACCACCAAGCGACTTGCTCTTGGGTATGGACGCTGTGACCTTATTGGGGTGCTTCAGACGCAGCTTGAGCGCCTTGTTTCCTACGATTTCCATGTGTTCTCCAGTGTTAGTGGCTCACTAACTTTTCTTTTTCTTTGGCGGCTTGCTTAGTGCGCCCCCACGTGCGCGGTTCTTGGACGGTGACTCCAGCCTCCACCCGTCGCTGTTGCTCCCGCCCTGCGACAGCGCTTTGTTGTGACTTATATCCTTGTTCTTGCGGTCTACACCATCTTTGTCCAGCTTACGTCTGAGCTTCGCACGTTGAGCACGGGCAGGGTTTTCCTTACGCGCTTTCTGCTGTGCGTACTCTTTTTTGTAGGGGCGAGGCTTGTTTACATAGGGCATCAGCTTCTTCCATTGTGTGGACACTCCAATACTAGACAATGTTGACGACATAATCCACTTGGTCTTGGGTTAAACACGTTAGCACGTACCGCTTTGTCCGCCGCCGTGTATCG